CAGCACGGCGGGTTCCAGCGGCGATTACAGCACGGCGGGTTCCAGCGGCAATTACAGCACGGCGGCAGCCACTGGGACTTATTGCAGAGCAAAAGCAGATGGGAAAGACAATATCGCCGTCGCAAACGGCGCGCACAGTAAGGCACGGGGCATTCTTGGCTGCTATCTGGTGCTGACCGAGTACGACGATGACGGCAATATGCTGTGGGCAAAGATGGCAAAAGTAGACGGCGCTCACATCAAGGAAAACGTCTGGTACACGCTCAAAAATGGTGAGTTCTCGGAAGCAGAGCCGTAAAAAGCACTGCAAAACCAAATTGAGAGAAAGGAGCAGGCCATGCAAAAGCCGAGCCTTACGATAGGCGAATGCGTCCAGATCCTTCGGGACAACAACATCTCAAAGACCGAAAAGGTTTTGGGAGCACAGATCCAGGCGGGGTTGTTTACCAGCTGGGCGATTCCGTCCGTAGGAACAAAAGAGCCTTGCCCTGACATCTCCCGCGCCGGTTTTATGGCGTGGGTGAAGGACTTTTACAAGCTCGAAAAGGTTTACACAAAGGAGGAACCGAGAGAATGAGAAAGAAACCGATGAATTTTCGGCTCATCTTAGCGCTGGACGGGCTGGCTTTGCTGGCTATCATCGGCGCGGTGCAGGCGGTGCGCTGGGCCTGTTCTTTGCTGGCCGTTGCGCTGACCTACTGGGGCGGCTGGGACATCGCCGAGGCTGCGCATGCCGCGCCTTGGATTATTGTTGCATCCACTGCCGGGCTGGCAATGTCGCTTTATGGGATGCACGAGGACAATAAACGGTATAAGCGCAGCGGCTACGGCAAAATCGTCCGCAACCATGCCCGGAACTCGGAGTATCCGCAGGATGAGGAGAAGGACGCATGAAGCTGGAAGAGTTGGTTCGGCAGCAGGCCGAAGAGTATCTGAAAACAGCCACACGGCTTGCAACGGAGTCCGCACTCACGGGAGACATCTGGATGCGGGTCATCTGTCGGGAAAAATCAGAGGTCTATAGCGCGGCAGCAGATGGGCTGCTCACAGCCCTCCACGATGCGGAGGACGTTGCACATGGCTGATAACATCCACTATATCACATGGTACACCGTGTACAGCGCCAAGACCGGTGATGTAGTGGCAGCGGGAACATCCTCCATGTGCGCTGCGAAGCTTGGATACAAGACCGCCAACAGCTTTGTGTCTTCCGTTGGACACCGACGCCATGAAAAAAAGCGCCCGCATAAGTACATTTTTGAGCAGGAGCGCATTGATCGTGCGGAGGTTGACTGTCTCCCTCCGCTTCGCCGCTACTGCAAAAAGAAAGGCCGGTATGAAAAGGGAGCAGGAATATGAACGGTAGATATATGCGCGCCGCAGAGATTCGCTGGCATAATCGTCAGCCGGAGCGGCTGCGGCACATCAACCAGAAGAAGGAGAAGAAAAAGGTGAGCACGGTACAGATTTTTGACGCGGATTTGCGTTTTGTCAACGAAATCCCCATGCCGAACACGCTGGCGGGCATCCAGTACGCCGACCAGCTGGCGGCAGAAAATCCCGACCGTCTGTACGTCGTTATGGACGAGCACCGGCAGAAGGCCCACCAGAGGTGACATACATGACTTTAGAGCAAAAGGAACGCCGCAAAGCGGTTCTGCGGTATGCAGTCAGCGTCCCCGAATGGAATCTTGCGCTCAAGCATCGGGCGGCAGCAGAGCTTACGAAATGCGCAATCCTCTTGATGAGTGTAAGTCAGATGATGCTTGCGACCGACGCGGAAGACCGTTTTTATCCGGGCAGATTAGATTATGGGATGTCTCCGACGGGATATGCAAAAGCCATTTCGGATGCAGAGTACAGCCTCGGCACAGCCGCTTCAGCACTGGAAGCCGTAGTTGCTTTGGCAGATGAGTCAAACGCCTTCCCGCTTATCAGCTCCACCCAGACCGGCGGGTTAGATGACGCGATGGGCAACATTGAGGCGGCCTACAATTCGGGTCTTGGGTGGCTGGCAGATCTGTGCCGGGCACACGGGATGGATGAGGTGACATACGATCATGGATAAAATGACCATTTACGAGCAGTGCCGGGAAGTCCCCAAAGACGCCCAGAAGCCTATCGCAGCGGGCCGCCTGAAGGGCAGGACCGACATTAACCCCATGTGGCGCATCAAGAAGCTGACTGAGCTTTTTGGCCCGGCTGGTACGGGCTGGAAGTTCGACCCGCCGGTGTTCGAGGAAAAGACCGGAGCAAAGGGCGAAGTTGTCGTGCAGTGCTTTACGAATCTGTACGTCAGGCAGGATGATGGGGAAGCGTGGAGCGCCCCCATCCCCGGAGTGGGAGGCTCTATGCTGATTGCGATGGAATCCGGCGGGCTCCGAACGGATGATGACGCTTACAAAAAGGCGTATACAGATGCCCAGAGCGTGGCCTGCAAGGCGCTTGGGATTGGCGCGAACGTGTACTGGAAAGATGACTCCTCCAAGTATACCCCGCTTCCGGACATTCCCGCCCCGGTGTGCGCCTGCTGTGGAAAGAAAATCATCGGCATCAAAACCAAGGACGGGAAAAAGATGACTGCTGAGCAGGCAGCGGAACGAAGCAAGGCAAAATATGGGCGTATACTCTGCGTAGAATGCGCAAAGAAACAGCCGAAAGAAGATGGAGGAATGTCTCATGCTTAACATCGTAGCATTGATGGGCCGTCTGGTCTACGACCCGGAGCTCAAGACCACCCAGAACGGCACCAACGTGTGCAGCTTCCGCATTGCGGTTGACCGCAGCTTTACCCGGCAGGGCGAAGAGCGCAAGGCCGATTTTATCGACATCACCGCGTGGCGGCAGACCGCCGAGTTCGTCTCCAAGTATTTCCAGAAGGGCAGCATGATTGCCATCGAAGGCAGCTTGCAGACCCGTCAGTACCAGGACAAGAACGGCAACAACCGCACAGCTACCGAGGTTCTTGCGTCGCAGGTGAGCTTTTGCGGCGGAAAGAGCGCAGAGAAGCCCGCTGTGCGCGATTTCGGCCAGCAGACGGAAAATCATGTGCGCGAAGCAAACGCCGCCCACAGCGCCCCGCAGAAGCCCCAGAGCGTGCCGGAGTATTCGCAGGGCAGCGCAGACGACTTTTCAGTCATCGACGATTCGGAGGACTTGCCGTTCTAAACCGAGAGCTGCGCTATCTGGCTATACGGGCGCGCAAAGGAGGTGATTGAGTGGCACAGGACGATAAAAAGTCATTTGTGGCGTATCTGAGCTGGTTCGACGCGCTGGAAGAATACTCCGACGCAGAGGTTGGGCAGTTGATGCGAGCTCTTGCACGGTATGCCAAAACTGGAGAAAAACCCGAATTTTCAGACCGTGGGATGCGTGTCAACTGGAAATTTATGTGCAGCGACGTAAAACGGGCGTCTGAAAAATGGGATGAAACCCGCAAGAAACGCAGCAACGCCGGAAAACGCGGTATGGCAAAGCGCTGGGGAAAGCCTGACGACATAACAAAAATAACAAACGATAACAATGTTAATGACGACATAACAAAAATAACTGTAGATGTAGATGTAGATGGGGATGTAGATGTAGATGGGGATGTAGATGTTGTAAAGCGCGATAACACCGCCGCCGTTGATATGGAGTTATCAAAAATCGTCCAGCATTACCAGCGGGCTATCGGCGACTTCCCGCGTTCGGCGCTGGAAAAACTTCAAAAATGGCGGCAGGAGTACAGCACGGAGATGATTTTGCTGGCGATCGACAAGGCCGCAGAGGCCGGGAAGCACTCGTGGAACTACATCAACGGCATCCTGTCTGGCTGGCAGCGGGACGGGATACGAACCCCGGGGGACGTGGCAGCGAATGAGCAGCGCCGACAAGAACAGCCTCGCGGGAAACAAGCCACAGAAAGCACCGCAGAAGCATACGCAAATATTTTCAAGGGGGTGAAACCGTGACAGTGGAGATGATGACAAAGCTCCTTGCGGACGCTGAGGCCTATTTTGGACGGCCTCAGACCGCAGAGAACCGCGCAAGCATCGCGGAGATCTGGGCGAACTCATCGCTCAAGGATGTGCCGGATGAGATGGCCTATAAGACATTCCACGAGGTGATTTCGGAGTGCAGCTGGCAGAGCCAGCTTCTCCCGGCGTGGAAAAAGGCCATCGAAAAGGCCCAGGGCGAGCAGATTCTGGTAAAGCGCTGCCTTGCTGCCCGCACCCGGATGCTCAAGTCCAGAGCAGAAAGAATGCTTCTTGGGCAAGAAAACCAGAACGGAGGACGAAATGCCTAGATACAAAGTCATCGTAGAGTGCAGCGGCCCGCACGGGAACGCGGCGCTTACATACCGGATCAATACCGCGAGCCAGTTTGCGGCAGAGTTCCGGGCCTGCCAGCTGGCGGGCGACCATTACCCCGAGTATCGGGACATCAAGCCAGTGAGAACAGAGGTGTTGAAATGACAATGACGCCGTGTAAAGACTGCCCCGCGTGAAGCTGCAAGGCTGCGGGCGAGCGAACTGACAAAGAGGGAGATTGAAAAATGAACGAATTTATCGACCGTGAAAAAGCCATAGCAAACATCAAAGCGGCATATTGCTGTGGCTGCGAACATTACAACGGCGTAAGATGCCGCGCGTGTCAGATTATGGACGCGATGGATGTGCTGGAAGATGAACCGGCAGTGCCTGTGATTGACGCGAAATCTATGAAAAAGTACCTGACCGACTGGAAAGACGGGCTGGCCGGGAGCGGAAATTGGGGGTACTCGTACGCAATCAGGGCAGAGCAAACGGTTCAGGTGCTGGATACCATACTGACCCGCATTGGTTACATGCTCAATGGTGACAGCGGGGTGCAGACCAATGGTAAAACTTGAACCCTGCAAAGACTGCCCAGACCGGCATCCGATCTGTCACGACAGCTGCCCGAAGTACGCCGAGTACAAGCGTCAGCGCGGCGCAGAAGCCGCTTATACCCGCGAGATGCTAGACACAGGCAAGGTCTACTACTACGACCACGAGGACCGCCACCGTGAGCGAGGCCGCAAGAAGTACATGGGAGCGAACGGAGGAGCGGACAGATGAAAGTACTTATCGCCTGTGAGGAATCGCAGGAAGTATGCAAGGCGTTCCGGGCAAAAGGCCACGAAGCCTACTCCTGCGACATTCAGGAGCCGTCCGGTGGGCATCCTGAATGGCACATTCTTGGAGATGCGCTCAAGGCTCTGGAGGGGGGGCAAGTCGTGACGATGGACGGCGTAACGCATGACGTTGGCAAGTGGGACTTGCTCATTGCACACCCGCCTTGCACTTATTTGACAAAAGCCGGCGGAAATAGGTTAGTGATTGACGGCAAAATTCAAGCAGAGCGATATAAAAAGGGATGCGATGCACGAGATTTTTTCATGAAGTTCTGGAATGCCCCGGTGGATAAAATAGCAATAGAAAATCCGATACCAATGCGAATCTTTGGACTGCCAGAATACAGCCAGATCATTCAGCCGTATATGTTCGGAGATGAATACATGAAAACGACGTGCTTATGGCTGAAAAACATTCCGGGACTGTTCGCTACAGATATCGTTATACCTACGTCGAAATGGGTCGCGTCGTCAGATCATCGTGCGGTGAAACGAAAAGACGCATGGTCTCAAAGTGGCCACAGAACAGCGAAACAGCGAAGCAAAACATTTCCCGGCATTGCAAAAGCTATGTCTGAGCAATGGGGGTAAAAAATGAAAACTGTACAGGATATTATGGCCGAAAACGGCAACTGGTACGGCTGGGGCCGTGTGCTGGACTACATCGGCATCGGCTGGGAAGATGTGCCGGAACAGGCTGTGCAGATGCACATTGATGATCTGATGGAGGATGTGAAGTGATAAAAAAATCATACACTGTTCTTCCTTGCCCAAAGTGCGGGAGCGGATTTCTTGCATGGGGAAAGAAAATCAAGTCAGTTAATCCGAAGCTCACAGTGCTGTCAGCCCCTGGGACTGAACTTTCTTGTTTGATGTGCGGACATTACGCACCAACACTCAAGCAGTGGAACAGCGAGGAACGGAAGAAATGCACTTGACCCTTTACGGCGACCCCCGCACCAAGAAAAACTCTGCCCGCATCCTCAAAAGCCGCTCAGGCGGGCGCTTTGTGGCCCCCAGCAAGGCTTACGTGGATTATGAGACGGACTGCCTGCGGCAAATCAAAAGGCCGCGCAGCCCCATCTCTGCCCGCGTGAACGTGAGGTGCGTGTACTACATGAAGACCGCCCGCCGGGTCGATCTGGCAAACCTCATCGAGGCAACCACGGACATTCTGGTGAAATCCCGCGTGCTGGAGGACGACAACAGCAAGATTGTTGCCGCCCACGATGGCAGCCGGGTGGAACTTGACCGGGAGAAACCAAGGGTGGAAATTGAGATTGAAGAAATGGAGGGACTCAGATGACCCAAACGTGGACGCTTGACACCAACACGCCAAAGCCGGACAGCGACGTGGACTACCGCACCGTCAAGTCGTGGTTCCAACAGTGCCGCGACCTTGCGGCAACTATCGAAGTCCAGAAGCAAAAAATACAGCGTATCCGGGACGTGGCCGAAAAATGTACCCAGAGCCTGAGCGGGATGCCTGCGGGTGGTGGCAATGGGGACAAGGTGGGCTTTGCTGTAGAGCAGCTGGACACCGAGCGCCGACAGCTTCAGAGGATGGAGACGGACCTGTGCAATCTGCGTGTCGAGGCCACCCGGCGGGCATACTGCCTGATAGCCGAGCCGGAATGCGCCGAAGCGATTTGCGAGCACTATGTCATGGGCAAGTCTCACAAGGAAATCGCAAGAGAAGTCGGCGTATGCGGGGCAGAGGTGGTCTACCGGCGAATCAAACGCGGATGCATGGCTCTGGCTGAAATATGGGAAGAGTTTTCTGACGTGCAAAGTGTACAACATGCACAAGAAAACACAGCGTGATTTTGGCAGGGGTCGGCCCTTTTCAAGTCTGCAAGCTTAGATGTAAAATTCTAATAAGCGGTTCAGCGCTAAGCGGTGGCCGCTTGCCACGCAGCTTCCAGAACGGTCCCTTCCTTGTGACAGGTTTTCATGCTTTCCTGTTCTCCTTCACCGTTTTGCGGGCTGCTTCTATGCGATACACTGACATAAAGGCAGCCTGTCGCTCATAAGAGACAGGAGACGGTTCGATTCCGCCGTATCGCACCATATGGCGCATGGACTCATCCCCCACAAAGCTGCACGCTTAACCTCCCGTGCCACGAGAGAAAGCTTTGAATCCCCGAGGGTGTGGGTAGGTTTCCCGACGGGATGTGCGTCAAACAACAGCCCCGGCGGAGAACCGGGGCTGTTTTATATGGCCGCCTGAGCGCAGTTTGGAGCGCGTGTCAGCTGAGATATTGCTGGCTGGTTCGAGTCCGAGGGCGGTTTTTATACTCCGGTAGCTCAAGTGGTAGAGCAGCGGTCTCCAAAACCGCCGGTTGCAGGTTCGAGCCCTGCCGGGAGTGCTTGCATGATCTGACGAGAGCGGGGAGTGCAATAGCGGGGCATCCAGCCGCGAAAGTTCTGGACGCAGAGGCTTTGCACCCGACAAGCAAAGCCTCTTATTATATGCCGTCATAGCTCAATAGGCAGAGCGCCGCCCATTTAAGGCGGGACAACATTGGTGATACCACGGGAACATCACTGCACAGCCAACCACTGCGCACATCCATTCCGTGGGTGCCGGTTCGAATCCGGCTGGCGGCACATTCGATATTTTGACCGTTCGGATTTTCCGGGCGGTTTTTCTTTTGCGTGAGTTTAGAGAGGTGGTGGCGGTGGCCTACAGCAAAAACAAAAGGATAGGCAGACCGCCCGTCTTTGAGAGCAAAGAAGAACTTGAGAAAAAAATCGAAGAGTTCTTCAAAAGCTGTGAAGGGACCGTCCTAGAAGACGAAGTCGGAAAGCCTGTTTTAGACAAATATGGGAACGTGATAAAAATCGACGAACGACCAGAAACAGTCACTGGCTTGGCTTTAGCATTGGGGTTTAAGTCTCGGCAATCTTTAATCGACTATCAAGGCAAGCCCGAGTTTTCTGACACGATAACGCGCGCGAAGCTTCGATGCGAGAGATACGCCGAAGAACGGCTCTATGATCGTGACGGAAACGGCGGCGCAAGATTCAGCCTGCAAGTTAATTTTGGTTGGAGCGATAAGCCGAAAGAAGCGGAGCAGGAAGAGCGTCACGATGATGGTTTGATAAAGGCATTGAATGCCGCCGCAGACCTCAGCCCGCCGGATGACGTGGAGATGCTGCCGGAGGAAGAAGACGACAATGCGAAAAAGTAGCGGTTTTCGATGGAAAGCCCTCAGCCAACGGCAAAAGCAGGTCTTGAGCTGGTGGACACCGCAGAGCGCATACAGCAGCTACAACGGCATCATTGCTGATGGCGCTATCCGCTCGGGCAAGACCTTTGCCATGAGCTTTTCGTTCGTCCAGTGGGCTATGACCTGCTACAGCGGCCAGCAGTTTGCCATGTGTGGCAAGACCATCGCCAGTTTCCGGCGCAACGTGCTGGGGACGCTCAAGCAGCAGCTTGCAGCCCGTGGCTACAACGTCAAGGAACACCGGGCCGAAAACTGCATGACCGTCAGCAAGGGCGGCAAAGCCAACGAGTTTTACTTCTTTGGAGGCAAAGACGAGAGCAGTCAGGACTTGATTCAGGGCATCACCCTTGCGGGCGCGTTCTTCGACGAGGTGGCCCTGATGCCGCAGAGCTTTGTCAATCAGGCCACAGCCCGTTGCTCTGTCACCGGGTCAAAATTCTGGTTCAACTGCAACCCGGGCAGCCCGCAGCATTGGTTTTATCTGGAATGGGTGCGGAAATGCCGTTCCCGCAAGATGATGTATCTCCATTTCACGATGGACGACAACCTGTCACTTTCCGAGGACATCAAGGCCAGATACCGCAGCCAGTACAGCGGCGTTTTCTACCAGCGCTACATTCTGGGCCTGTGGACGGTGGCCGAGGGCCTTGTATATGACATGTTCGACCGCAAAAAGCACGTTGTTGACGTGCTTCTTGCGCTGTCTCCAAAGAGCGCTTATGTGGCTTGCGACTTTGGCACCCAGAACGCAACGACCTTTCTACTGTTCCAGAAGCAGGCAGATGCAGACTGTTGGATCATCACCCGGGAGTACTACTACAGCGGCCGCGAACAGAAGCGGCAAAAGACCGTGGGCGAGTATGTTGCAGACCTCAAGGCGTGGCTTAACGGTCTCAAGCCAGAGAGGATCATCGTTGACCCCTCTGCCCTGCCCCTGATTACAGAGCTGCGCAAGAACGGCTTTACCCAGACCCCAGCAAACAACGACGTTCTGAGCGGCATTCTGGACGTGCAGACCATGCTGCAGACCGGGCGGCTGAAGATTTACAAAGACTGCAAGCACACGCTGGAAGAGTTCGGCGTGTACGCTTGGGATCCAGATAAAGACGACACCGTGCTGAAGGTCAACGACCACTGCATGGACGCTATCCGCTATTTCGTGCGCACAAAGCGCCTTGTGAAACTGAGGGATTGATTTTGAGCACTGTATACACATTCCAGACCTTCCAGCAGGCGCAAGCCGCCGGGGAACAGCCTGATTTTATCCGGCGATTCGTGCAGCAGCACTGCACTTCCGGGCCGTACAAGATGGCGCTGGACGCCGACCTGTACGATGCCCAGAAAAACCCGGGGGCTGAACGCTTCGCACAGGCTTACGCTTTGATGCTGAAGCGCCTATCCAAAAACACCAAGCAGGACACTCCACACCCCGATATGGTCAAGAGCAATCTTTTCCGGCGGCTCAACAAGCAGCGGGCGACCTACTCCCTCGGCAACGGCGTGGTCTTTGCGGACGATGGCGTGGACAAGGACAGGCTGGGGCAGAACTTTGACGAGCAGATCCAGAAGTCCGGATATTTCGCCCTGATCCACGGTGAGAGCTTCGGATTCTGGAACAACGACCATCTGGTGGTTTTCAAGCTGACCGAGTTCGCGCCCCTGTACGATGAAAAGACCGGCCTTTTGCAGGCGGGTGTGCGCTTCTGGCGGCTGAACCCGGACACGGATATGCACTATATCCTGTACGAGCTGGACGGCTTCACTGAGTACACGGAAAGTAAAATCAACCGCACGATGCAAGAGACCGTGAAGAAGCAGGCATACAAGAGCGTGACCGTCACCACACCCGGCGGCGGGCTGGAAAGCGTGGAGGGCGAAAACTACAGCGCTCTCCCCATTGTGCCGCTGTGGGGCTCCGACCTGCACCAGAGCACCCTTGTGGGGCTGAAAGCCTACATTGACAACACCGATCTGGTGATGTCCGGCTTCTGCAATGACCTGCAGGACTTTTCGCAGATCTACTGGCTGTGCGAGAACTTCAACGGCATGACCGATGACGAGCTGCAGGAGTTCCTCGTCAAGCTGAATCTGTACCACATTGCAGGCGCAGACACCAGCGAGGGCGGCAAGATCACCCCCTACACCACCGAGATCCCTGTGACGGCCCGGCAGGCTCTTTTGGAGCTGCTCCACACCCGGGTGTATGAGGACTTCGGCGGTCTGGATGTGCATTGCGTCAGCGCGGACAGCACCAACGACCATCTGGATGCGGCCTATGAGCCGCTGAACCAGAACGCGGACGACTTTGAGGCTCAGGTCAAGCCGTTCATCCGGCAGATCTGCGCACTGGCCGGCTTCGATAACGCTATGCCGACATTCAACCGCAGCAAGATCACCAACACCGCTGAACAGGTCGCAACGGTGATTTCTGAGGCGCCGATCATCGGGCAGGACGTGGCCATTGACCTGCTGCCAAACCTGACCCCGGAACAAAAGGAGCAGGCCAAGGCCGCGCTGATGGCTGAGAGCGCAACACGGGAAACCGTGGGCGAGGAGGACGAGGAGGACAATAATGATGAGTAAGAATGAAGACTACCCGCTTGTTCAGGCTTTTATTAACGCACTGAACGCAAAATCTCAGGCCGAAATTGAAAAACAGGCCGAAATTATGCATGACCTAGTGTTTCCAGACCGCTATAGCGGCAGAGACGACCATGAAACAAACCGACCGTGACCGCATCTCTACCCGCCAGCTGAACCGCCTGCGCCGCCGCATTTTGCGGTTATACGGTACTGCCCGCCGGGAGATGCAAGACCAGCTCACTGAGTTTCTGGCAAAGTACAAAGCGCTGGACGAGCGCAAGCGGGCGCAGCTGGACGCAGGCGAGATTACAGAGGACGACTACCGCATCTGGCTGCAAAATCAGGTCTTTCAGTCCGATTTGATGCACGCCAAGCTGGACGGCATCACCAAGACCTGCACCACAGCCCAAGAGACGGCCTACAAGCTGGCCCGGGACGAGCAATACAACATCTTTTCCTTTGGCGCAAACTGGGCTTTCTACGAGCTGGAACAGGCCGCAGGTGTGACGTTCGGGCTGACCCTGTACAACACCGAAGCGGTCAAGCTCCTGCTGAAGGAGAACCCCCGCATGGTGCCCAACAAGCGCATCAAGAGCGAGAGCAACCGCACCTATGACGCCCGGGTGTTCAATCGCTACGTCATGCAGGGCATCGTGCAGGGCAAGAGCGTCCACGACATCGCCGTGCAGGCCGTAAACGGCATGGCTGATACGGAGATCCACTGGGCTATGAACAACGCCATCACGGCCCTTACCAGTGCCCAGAACGCCGGGGCTTTGCAGCAGATGAGAAACGCTCAGGCTTTGGGCATCGAGGTCAAAAAGCGCTGGAACTCCACCCACGACTACCGCACCCGTGAGATGCACCGTCTGCTTGACCAGCAGACGGCAGAGCTTGACGAGCCGTTCAAGGTCATGGGTTACGAGATTCAGCGCCCCGGCGACCCCAACGCAGCGCCGGAGATGGTCTACCACTGCCGCTGTGTGTTGTCCTCTGCGCTGGGCAAATATCCCCGGCAGAACGCCATGCAGCGGGACAATGTGACCAAAGAGACCGCCCCCGTCATGGATTACACCGAGTGGTATAAATCCAAGGGCGGAAAAGAAAAAGAGCAAATGTGGTGGGCAGAAGAGCGAAAACGCAGAAAGGAGAGTGTCAAGAATGAGTAAACGAGGCTCTGGAAGTTCGACAAGGGTAAAATCTGGCGGCGGTGGTGGAGCTGGCGCAAAAGAAAAAGAGCTTTTTACTGTTGGAAAAGATGGCGTGAAAACCTATAAGGAAACCGATGAAGGCGTTCGTGCGTTCTTTCACATAAGTGATAATGTTTGCATTTGGAACAAAGGATTTGATGTACTTGAGGGCGATAAAAGGCCCGTAAGCATGAAGCGAAGCCAGCAATGGGATTATTTGAAAAACCACAACATCAACGAATTTAGACTTGAAGTTGCAAAAGGCCAAGAAAAGAGAGCCTTAAAACAAATGGAAGATTATGGCTATCATGTTGTGGCAAAACGAGCAGCAAACGAAAACGCTACAGCATTGCATCATACGGTTTACTACTATATGTCCAAAAAGAAAATGCAAAGGCTTGGTCTGGATTTTAAGGTAGAAACCTATTGGAAAAAAGGATGGAAAGGCTAAAGGCTTGGAGGGATAAACCGTGATTCTGCCGATGGAAAACACCGAGAAAATGATTTTTCCGGGCGTGGGCAAGTATGGCATCCCTGAAATCAAGCCAGAAACGGACATCCGCATTGACAAGCTGGAATGGATCCCGGTCAATTATGCGCTAACGGCCAAAGACAAGGCCACAAAAGGCGTGCATTTTTACAAGGACGATTACCAGTTTGAACGGTTCTGGAACAACCCTGACAAGTACATCCCCCTTTTGCAGCAGTTCGGCGCTGTATGTTCGCCGGATTTTTCGCTTTACAGCGATATGTCGCTTGCGGTGCAGCTTTTCATGCACTACAAAAAGCACTGGCTTGCCGCATACTGGCAGGCGCACGGCATCCACGTCATTCCAACGCTCTGCTGGTGCGGTGAGCAAAGCTATGATTGGTGCTTTGATGGTGAGCCGAGAAACGCCATTGTGAGCATTTCGAGCCACGGCACACAATCCGACCCATACGAAGCGGAGTGCTTTGCCAAACACTGCCGCAAGGCGCTGGAAGTGCTGCAACCAAGCGGTATTTTGTGGTACGGCAAGTGTCCGGCAGAATTTGACTGGAACGTGACCAAAATTAAGCCATTTCAATACGAAAGGAGGCACTACCGTGAGTAAAAGAGGTTCGGGCAGCTCTGCGAGAGCGGGCGGCGGAAATGCAAATTAACATGAGTTTGAATCTTTTGTGAATGGAAAATGGGTGACGGATTACAGCAAAATCGCGGCAGAAGAGGCGAAGAAAGCCGCCGTTGTTGTGGATAGTTCCAGATACAAGAAAACGCATAACGACGTTGTATCTTTCGTAAAAGAGCAAGTTGGCGTTGACCTCAACAAATATCGAAGTGGCGATGGTTCTTCTCCGTCTCATACCACATATTGGGACAAGAGCGGCCCGAAAGTTGCTTTTGATCTAAAGGGCATGACTTCGAGTGACCGTACAAAGTTGATGCAGTTGGCACAAAAACCGTTTGGCGTAACGGTTGAACAGGGCAATGCGTGGATTGGCTACATCTCCAGAAAGAAGAAAAAGTGAGCCATGAAATTTGAATACGACATCAAATTCACCGACAACACCCCGCAGCTGCATGAAGCTCTGGACTCGTGGGCGGAGCGGGTGCTGACCAGCTGGGGCATGAAGGTGCAGGACTACGCACAGCTGCTTGTGCCCACAGGCACGGCAGACAGCACGGGCATTGAGGGATATGTGGGCGGAGCGCTCAAGCAGAGCCTGACCTACGCCCTCGACCTCGCAAAAAAGACCGTGACTATCGGGTCAAATCTCTTTTACAGCGTCTACGTTGAGCTTGGCACGGGCATCTTTGCAGAGAAGGGCAACGGACGCAAAACGCCGTGGGTCTGGAAGGACTTCAACGGCAAGTGGCACTTTACCCGGGGCATGGCCCCCCGTCCGTTCCTCCGCCCGGCGGTGGAAGAACACATTGACGAGCTGCGAGAAATCGCGGTGGAGGAAGGAAACAAGGAGGTATAAGCATGAGCAGAATTGAAGAACTGACAGAAGAGCGAGAAAAGCTGCGTATTGAACAGCTCAAGCATCAAAAAGGCATCGAGGAATGCGAGCGGCGGCAGCTTGAGATTTCTAATCAAATTCGAGAGCTGAAGGTCGAAAACGACCGAGACGCAAACAAACGGCTTTGCTTTGAAATCGACGAAGCAAGAGCCAGACTCCAAAAAATTTGCGATAAAGTTCTTGGAGAGGGCAGCGCACTGGTTGGCGTGTCCCTTACTATGAAAACGAGCAATGTTGGATTTCAGAGATACGACTTCGACTAAAAACTAAATACTCAGCGGTTGGCGCACAGCGTCAGCCGCTTTTTATGCCGCTTTAGCTCAGGTTGGCAGAGCGCCGGATTTGTAATCCGGGGGCCGTGGGTTCAAGCCCCACAGGCGGCACCACCGCCGGCAGCACGTCCGGCAAATAAACCTTATTGCCAAGCATGGCAGCCCGAGCAAGGGCAGAAAGGACTATCACATGGCACTCAAAAGAGCTGACATCCGCACGATTCTGGAGAACCCCGAAACCTCCAACGATGACAAGGCCAAGGCCATTCTGGACGCCCTGCACAAGGAGACAGACGAACTCAAAGACCAGCTGGATGCAGAAAAAACAGCCCGCACACAGGCCGAGAAAGACCGGGACGCAGCCAACGGCGGCAAGCAGGCCGCTGAAAAGGCGCTGACCGACTACAAGGCCCAGCAGACCCAGAAGGACACCCACGCAGCCAAGGAAGCCAAGTTCCGGGAGCTGCTGAAGTCCGCCGGGGTGCTGGACAAGTATGCTGATCGGGTCGTGCGGCTGTCTGGCGAGGATATCGACAAGCTGGAGCTGGACGATAAAGGCGAGGTAAAGGACGCCAAGAAGCACGCCGACAGCCTGAAGGCTGATTGGAGCGACTTCGTAGGCACTACGACCACCACCGGCGCAAAAGTGGACACCCCGCCCACCAACACCGGCTCCAAAATGACCAAAGACCAAATTTTTGCAATCAAGGACGCTGGCGAACGTCAGGCCGCGATTGCTGCAAATGCCGACCTTTTCACGGGCGGCGGAAAGGAATAACACATGGCAGCAAAAGAAAACCTTATCGTAACTACCGACATTACCGTCAACCCCCGAGAAATCGACTTCGTCACCCGTTTCCAGCGCAACTGGCAGCATCTGCGCGACATCATGGGCATCATGCGCCCCATTCGGATGCAGCCCGGCACTACCCTCAAGAGCAAGTACGCCGAGGGTACGCTCCAGAGCGGCACTGTTGCTGAGGGCGAGGAGATCCCCTACAGCAAGTTCACCGTCAAAGAAAAGACATATGCTGACATTACTGTCGAAAAGTTCGCCAAAGCCGTCTCTCTGGAATCCATCAAGAAGTACGGCTACGATGTCGCCGTTCAGAAGACCGATGACGAGTTCCTGTACCAGCTGACCGCGAACGTCACTGACCGCTTCTACAAGTACCTGAACACCGGCACCCTGAAAGGCACCCCCAAGACCTTCCAGATGGCTCTGGCGATGGCCAAGGGCAGCGTTGAGGACAAGTTCAAGAACATGCACCGCACCGTCACCGGCGTCGTGGGCTTCGCCAACATTCTGGATGTGTACGAGTACCTGGGCGCGGCCAACATCACCGTCCAGAACCAGTTTGGCTTCCAGTACATCAAGGACTTCATGGGCTACAACACCATCTTCCTGCTTTCCAGCGGCGAAATCGCGCGTGGAAAGGTCATCGCAACCCCGGTGGACAACATCGTCCTGTACTATGTTGACCCCGCTGACAGCGACTTTTCCAAGGCCGGTCTGGTCTACACCACCGCGGGCGAGGCAAGCAACCTCATCGGCTTCCACACTCAGGGCAACTACCACACCGCGGTCTCTGAGAGCTTCGCCATCATGGGCATGACCCTGTTCGCTGAGTATCTGGACGGCATCTCTGTCCAGACTATCACCCCGGGCGAGTAATCGCCCCTTTTGAGTAGGAGGCACCCAATGACCGTCCCCGAGCTGTGCGTTTACACGCACAATTTTTTTGACCGGGCGGACGACCCCATTGCCGGGGAGTTCGTCTTTGAGCCGGACACTGTGCCCGCCGGGGTAGTGCCGGGACAGTATTTTCTCGTGTGCGGATCCATCTTCAATGACGGCGTGCACAAGGCCGGGGACGGCGATCTGACTGCCGAGACCTTTAACGGCACGGTGCAGCCCATGCGCGTGCCGCCCGATTTTGTGGCGCTGGCTGAAAAGATTGACGCATACGACAAGGCGCTCCCGTCCGGCGGCGTGTATGTGTCCCAGTCCTTTGGCGGCTGGTCTGGCACGATGGCTACAGGTGCGGACGGCCTGCCCGCAGACGGAAAGACCCGCTATAAATCCGAGATCAATCATTGGAGGAAGATGTGACATGGTCAATCCGTTCACTGCATCCACCGTGATGCAGAGCTTCACCAAAAAATACCGTTTTCAGACCCGCAGCTATGAGCCGGATGGCGTCGGCGGCTTTGTGTCCGGCTGGAAGGACGGCCCGGAATTTGAGGCCGTAGAGCGTCACGATACCACCGTGGAGGCTCAGGTTGCAGAGCAGGCGGCTACAGCGTCCACCTATACGCTGCTGGTCAACACCGGTGTGCCGCTGGCTTTCCCAGACTACATCAAGCGGGTGAGCGACGGGCAGACCTTTCAGGTGACGAGCGCAGCCGATGAGGGCAGCGCTCCGGAAGAATCCGGCATGGGCCTGCGGGCCGTGAAGTGCAAAAAGGCGGTGCTGCCGTAATGGGACCGTCTGAGAGCATCAACCGGGCGCTGAACGCCTTTTTTAATAGCTTTGGCATCCCCGGCTATCTGGAAGATAATATCCCTCCCGGCGCAGAACTGCCGTATCTGACCTACAAGCCCACCATCCCCGGCGGCTGGAACAAGTCGACATCCTTCCACGCCCGGCTGTGGTACTCCAGCAAGGGCGGCAGGGCACCCATTTTGCAAATCGAAGATACGATCAGCGCGGTCCTCCCAAGAGGTGGCTTGACCATCCAATGCGAGGGCGGCGCTATTCTTTTGGACAAAGACGATAAAGATTGGGCGCAGCCACTCAACAACCCGCCTGAAGGGTATTTGTGCGAATACCTTATTTTTGAACTTACACGGCTTATACCGTGAGTAAAGGAGCAATATGGCAAGAAAATTTTCCAAAATTTCGCAGAAAGCGTTCGAGTCCATGCAGATCAACGCCGGTGTCGTGCTGAACAAATTTGACCCGTCCGGCACGACCGAGATCCAGGACGCAGACATCATTTGCGCCACCTCCGGCGGCATCACCGCGACCTGCAAGCCAAACTTCACCGATCTGGGCGCGGACGTGGACAACGCCCAGAAGAACACCGCAGAGCTGATGCAGATCGAGGACTACGAATGCACGCTGGCCTTTACGGCCCTAAACGTCACAACGGACGTTATCAAGCTGGCGCTGGGCGCTGCGGATGTGAGTGAAAAGAAAGTCACGCCCCGTATGACGCTGAATCCAACCGCCAGCACCGGCGACTTCAAGGACATCTGGCTTGTTGGCGACACCATCGACGACGGCTTTGTGGCTGTACGTCTGATGAACGCACTGTCCACCGGCGGTTTGACCCTGAAGACGACCGACAAGGGAAAGGGCAACATTGCAGTCACCCTGACCGGCTGCCCCCGTCTGGGCAGTGACGTGGTGCCTATGGAGTGGTACTACAGCCCCAAGGCCGCAGCATAAGGAGGTTACAACATGAAAACCCTGAACCAGATGGACGAAACCGAGTTCCTGCGGCGCTGCTGGCTCATTGCTGACGCGGTGTCTGACCTGCTGACCAAGACCAAAGTCATGGATCTGCGCAAGGTCATGCCGGTTTTCAACGGCAGTGAGACCGAGGAAGAAAAGAAGCAGAAGAGGGAAGAGCAGAGCCGAAAAAACCTCAAAGCAATGGCAAAAAGCCTGCTCTTTGAGAACGCTGAGGCTACCGCCAAGCTGCTTCCGCTGCTCTATGAGCCGGACGTGGACAAGGACGGCAAGCCAGAGACTATGACGCCGTTCAAGACCCTGCGCGTTATCACTGCCACCATCGAGGACAAGGACGTGCTGGATTTTTTGTTATCGTTGGCGAAGCTGGGCCAGACGAGTATCGACGCCTGACTTCGTCCATTCGGCTCGATATGCTGCGGCTCGTCGGCAAGCCCTACATCGTCCAGCACATCATGAACACCCGGCGGCAAGAGGCTATTGCTTTGAGCTACCGGGCATACATGACGGACACGCTGGCAGGCTTCGCAGGCGTAGAAGAGCGCTGGGCTGACCGGGTGGCGGGAATCATCGACCCCCGCCCCTTAGAGCCGCAGCAAAGCGCCGAAGAAGTGATACAGAGAATCAAAAATGGCTTGAATGGGGGTGATGGAACCTGAAACTTTTTGAATTGAGCGCCACCCTTGGGCTGGACACGTCCGCGTATGAGCGGGGCATCAACAACGTCCAGAGCGAGACCAAAAAGACCGTGACGGCGCTTTCCGGCGAGTACAGCAAGGCCGCAAAAAGTGTGCTGGAACTGACAAAGCAGTATAACGAATCTGCCTCCAAGACGGGCAAGACCTCGGCCGAGACCAAAGAGCTGAAAAAACAGCTTGCAGCAGCCGAGGCGCAGCTCAAAGCAACCGCCTCGGCCCTAAAAACCGCAAACAACGGCATGGATTCCTTTGGTAAGTCGGCCGGCAGTACTGGAAGCGGGCTGACGGCGGCGCTGACAAAATCGCAGCTTCTGGCTTCTGCCATCTCCACGCTTTCCACCGCAGCCCTCAGCGGCGCAAAGCAGTTTGTGTCCATGGGCATTTCGTACAACGCGGAAATCGAAAAATACACCACCGGCTTTACCAATATGCTGGGCAGCGCAGAGGCTGCGAATGAGGCCATGAAAGCCATTCAGGAGGACGCCGCCCGCACACCTTTTGATGTGGCATCGCTTACCGAGGCAAACCAGCTGCTTATCAGCGCCGGTGAAAATGCAGGGTATTCCCGTAAGGTCATTATGGCTCTGGGCGATGCTGTCTCGGCCACCGGCGGCGGCAATGTGGAGCTGTCCCGTATGGCGGGCAACTTGCAACAGATCGCCAACGTGGGCAAAGCGACGGCTGTAGACATCAAGCAGTTTGCCTACGCAGGCATCAACATCTATCAGGTCTTGGCGGACTACACCGGCAAATCGGTGCAGGATGTCCAGAACATGACGGTCAGCTACGACCTGCTTTCTGAGGCCCTTATCGCGGCCAGCGAAGAGGGCGGGCGCTACTACAACGCCATGGATGCCCAGAGCCAGACCATGAACGGCCGCGTTTCTACCCTAAAAGACAACGTGAGCCAGCTGGCCGGACTCATGACGGGCGATTTGTCCAACGGCATCGGTATGGTCATCTCAAATCTTAATGATATGACGGTGGCTGCGCAGGAAGCCTACAAAACCGACGGATGGACGGGCCTTATCGGGGAGATAACCGGACTTTCCGGTGTGATCGACAAGGCAAAGTCCTCACTTGTGGGCCTGAAAGCTGTTGCTGATTCCTTCAGAAAAGGCGAAATTTCGCTTTTTAGTGGCGACTGGGATGCTGTGTACTGGAATGCATTTAACGCTGACCAGACAACAAAACAGGGGAAAAAGGACTGGGATGAATCTCACGCTGGGATGGTGTGGGACGAGAATGACGGCTGGGTGCCTGCAAAGCCTTCTGGCAAAAGCAAAAGCTCTATTACCACTTCGCCCACCACTACCACTTCGCCCACCACAACCACAACTCCAACCCAAAAGCACGTCGCCGCTGATACCAAAAAGCTGGCCGACACCATCAAGGAGACCTCGCAGGAGATCCTCGCCGGTACTGGCAACATCGTCGGCAGCATCCAGCGCGTGACCGAGACCGCTGACAACACCTACAACGTCTACGACGGCACCACCAAGGAGCTGAAAGGCACCACCAAAGAGACGGTGCAGACCATCACGGACTCGTGGACTGAGGTAGTGGACGGCACAGAAAAGACCATCAAGAAAATCACAAAAAACGTGACCGATGCGGCCGGAAAAGTGACGACCACGACCACGCAGACCTGTGACAAGGTGGTTTTGTCTGTCTCTGAGATGCAGAAACGCATCGACAATCAGCTCAGCGAGGCACAGAGCAAATGGAAGAGCGGCATCATAGGGACGCTGCAAAGCACGATCTCTGACCTCAAAAACGGCAACTGGTCGGGCCTCGCCACAGACTTTGCAAAGCTGGTGTGGGGCGAGGTCACGCAGGAGCAGCGAAACATCATCTCCAAGTGGCTGACAGACGCCCTCACGGCGGTAAATGACAGCTACTCCGGAGGCGGTCTGAGCGCGGCGAAAGACACCATCAAGGCACTTTTTGGCGACGGCATCGCCGAGGGCGCTACCGAGGCAGGCACAGCCGTCAAGAGCTTTTCCCAGATCCTTGACGGTTTGAACGCCTCCGGAGGCGTGGGCACAAAGCTGGCGGGCATCGCTGGCAGCTTCACCAATGCAGCAGGCACCATCACAAAGGCTCTGAGCGGCATTGTGGGCTTCATTGTGTCAAACCCCGTGGTGGCGGTCGTCCTCGGCCTGACGGCCCTTGTGGGCGGCGCTGCGCTGTCTGCGTGGTCGAAGAACAGGGACGAGAAGCTCGCAAACAACTACGAAAGCCCCTTCAGCAAGACCCCTGTGTACGACTCGCTGGCGGAGTTTTCTTACCGTGCCGACCAGTTCAACCGCTACAAGGGCCTCACGGCGTCGCCCTTCAGCGGCGGCCAGCAGGACACCACCGGCAGACAGCAGCTCAGTGTGCTCCAGCGCATCTCCAACTCGCTGGATGAGCATCTTCCCGCCATCGGCACCGGCACGCTGGTCATCGACGCCAACGGCGTGCAGGCTCTCGCCGGCGCGATGCAGCCGACACTTGTGGACGGCATTGATGGAGACTTGGGTATCCGCTCGACCCGGAAAGCGAGGGGAGGCTAAATGGCAGCATTACAGGGCGTCAAAATCGGAGACCACCACACCCTCAAGGACTGGGGGCTTTACCTTGTGGTCGGTGGCACAACCGTCGGCCCGGCAGAACCGGACGAAAGCCTTTTGGTCAAAGTGCCTTTCAGCGACCGCATTTTAGACCTTTCCAAGTCGATGGACGGCAAAGTCCACTACACCCAGCGCAAGATCACCATCACGCTCAAGTGCGTAAAGCCAAAAAGACTTTGGCCCAAGGTGCAGAGCACGCTGGAGAACGCGCTGCAAGGGCAATGGCTGAAATGCGTTTTCGATGATGACCCGGCATGGTACTGGGAGGGATTCTGGACGGTCACACCCCAAAGCCGCGACCGGTGGGAGAATGTCTTTGCCATCACCGGCATCTGCAACCCCTATAAGACCAACACCACCGCAGCGGCGGGCGCTGACTGGCTGTGGGACACCTTCAGCTTCGAAGAAGACACCATCTATGACGCGCCGACGGAGGTGAAAAGCCTGTGAGCTACAAAATCTATGCCGGTACGCAGACCGCCGTAGGCGAGTGGGACACCAAAGCGTGCATCTACGACCCTGCGGCGGAAGACCTGCGCACCACGGCCACCATGCTCATCTCCCCCACCCTTACCCGAGAGGCGGGCAAAGCAGGCAGTCTTGAGTTTACCATCCCGCTGGGCAACATCGCCCACTCTGCGCTGCAAAAGCTCAAGACTATCGTGGAGGTAGAGCAGGACGGCAAGACCCTATGGCGTGGGCGGGTCATGAGCCACGAGATGGACTTTTATCTGCGGCAAAAGGTGTACTGCGAAGGCGAGCTTGCCTACTTTAACGACAGCTCCCTCGTGCCATACAAGTACACGGACATCAGCATCAAGGAATTTCTGGCCAAGGTCATCAGCAACCACAACGGCCAGACAAACCAGTACAAGCGCTTTGCTCTCGGCACCGTAAATGTGTTTGAGGATGGCCCGCAGGAGTCTTTCCAGACGGTCTACATGGGCGGCTGCAGGCCGATGCACCATAGAGATAGTGACGGAGACAACGAGTACTGGCTAGAGGACGCTGATAAAAGGTGGATATGCGATACAAACGGCGCCAGCTTTCCAGCTGGGGAGTACATTAACAGAGATAATGTGATACGCGTTGTCTCTTATGATGGTATATACCAAGGCTACCAGATATACACGGTGGAGCGAAACATAGCCTACAAAAACGGCAATTTTTACTCACTGAGCGCTACGCAGAAAGGCTCAAAATACATTTACACCGTCGGCACCACCCCGCTGACAGACTGGAAGCTGACCGATGACGGAACGATTCAGCTCTATAACTCCAGCACGGGAGGCTGGTCGACCTGCACTGGTTACTATCTGCACGACTTCGACGCCTCGACCAACGAGGCCCTCGATTTTGGCGATGGCAAAAACTTCGGCACCACGTGGGACATCCTGCAATCCGAGCTGACGGACGTGTACGGCGGCTACTTTTCCGTCCGCTACTCTGATGACGGAAAGACCCGGTATCTGGACTATCTGGCCGATGACGGCATCACAGAGACGAACCCGCAGCCTGTGGAATTTGGCGTCAATATGCTTGATTTGACCAACTACGTCAAGGCCGAGGACATTGTCACCCAAGTCATCGCGGTGGGTTACAAGTCAAAGGGCTGGTGGATCTTCAAGAGCACAAAGACTATCAGCCAGACAGCCTACGACTTCGAAGCTCAAAAAGTCTACGGCGTCATCACCAAAGTCATCGTCCTCGACGGCAAGGCGTCCACAAATCAAAAGCTGCTGGACGCTGCAAACGAGGAGCTTCGAAGATGCCAGCAGCGCTATCTTGAGGGCATCGAGGTGAGCGCTGTTGACCTGCATGATGCCGGTATCGACGTAGAGCGTCTAGGCTGGATGAAAAAGACCCGCGTTATCTCGAAGCCCCACGGCCTTGATACACTGCTCCTGCTTTCTAAGGTGGTTGAGCCGCTGGACGCGCCGCAAAAGAAGCGCTTTACCTTTGGGACGAGCTTCTACTCCATCTCGGACTTGCAAGCCCTCAGCAGCCACAAGGCCTCGCTGGCTTACAGTATGTCCCTGAGCGCAGCGGGGTATCTGAACGACGCAAAATAATAAACGCGTGTGCAATCCCTACAAGTACAATGCCGCCGCCTACGCGGGCGCAGACTGGCTGTGGGACGATTTTTAATCTATGACGAGCCTACGGAGGTAAAGAACCTGTGAACAAGACTTTCGAAGAAAACATCAACGACGTCCGCACGGCAAGGCGGGGCGTCGAGGTTCGGGAGGCTATGGCTGAGAGCCTTGAGTATGTGGAGGGCTTTGCCTCCACCTCCACCCAAAAGGCAGAGGAGGCCGCAGCCAGCGCCGAAATTGCCGCTGCGGCCAAGGAAGCCGCCGCCACCTCTTCCCGCACCGCAGAGCAGCAGGCGGGCATTGCCACGCAGCGGGCCGAGGCCGCCGAAAGCTCCAAGACCGCTGCTGCCGAGTCTGCCAAGCGGGCGGAGCGGTTTGCCGTGGAGACCGAGGGACGTGTCACCACCGACAAAACCCTGACCGTCTCGGGCGCAGCGGCAGACGCAGCGGCGGTGGGCGACCGTATCAACGCCATTAAAATCGAAACCGACCCCACCCTCACCATCTCCGGCGCGGCGGCGGACGCAGCGGCCACCGGCGTACGCATCAAAATACTGGAGATGACGCAGGGCGTAGACGTGAGCGGCATCAGCTTTGTTTCGGCCTTCGACACGCTGGAGGGTGTGGCTCTGGAGGGTGTGTGGAACAAGGCGGCGAGCCGGGTGGAGTTTTGAGGAAGGAGGATTTGAATGCAGATCAAAGACTTAGCCATCGGCGACGGATATGTTTACCTTATGGAAGGCAGTAGCAAGGTAAAGTTTTACGTGCTGGCCCACAACTATGAGTCCGGCCTGAACGGCAAGGGACGGACGCTGTTTTGCCGGGAGAGTCCGGTGACGAAGGGCGCACGAGCAACAGATAAGCGCTCAGACAATGCTAATTGGCCCCTGTGTTTGGAGTGTTTATATTATAAAGCTACTTATTCGACCAACTTCACAACGACCGTGAAAAGCTGGATCGGAAGTACGAAAATCTATTATGACGAGTTGGATAATCCTTATAACAACAGTACCATTAATGGTATAAATCAGCGCAGTGCTAACTTTAGCTTTTTTGCAATCTCGTCAGCGGAATTGGGGACATTGAGATTTGGGAGTTATAGCAATTCGGACGGTACGACTCTTTCTACTGCAGCACGTACTAGATTGGCAGCCATATACCGATCTTATAGCACCGCCTTTTGGACAAGAAGTCCCGGACGAAACTATACAAATCACCGTACCGACAGCGACGGCGATTCTACGTATTACTTTGGCAATGGTTTGTACATACAGAGCGTAAGCGGAACGAGTTTCAGTCTTGCAGAGAGTTGCACTGAGTCTTTCGGTTATCTGCCCTGTTTCACCCTGCCGGAGACGCTGTACATTGACAAAGACGGCTTCCCGACTGTGAACCAGCCGCCTAAGATCACTTCCGATGTGGGCGAAAGCGGCGTGGCGCTGGGAGAGAAGAACGAGCCGTTTACTCTGCCCTACACCGTGACCGACGGCGATGGAGACCTCATGACCATCACCGAAAAGGTGAACGGCGTAGAGCTGGCCGTTCGCGAGAACGTGGCCTCTGGCACCGAACTCACGGTACAGTGTCTGAGCGAGAAAGCCCTGTTCCAGCAGATACTCAACGGAGAAAACACCCTGACGCTGGAAGCGGACGACGGCAAGACCTCGACAGAGTGGACCGCTACCTTTACCAAAAATGTGACCCGTGCTGCCCTCTCGCTGGCCCAGCCCCTGACGGCAGACGACACCATCACCGTGGCTGCGCTGACACTGGAGGGAAGTTTCCCGGCAGACATGAGCCTGACCGTGGAGTTGACCAACAACGCACTGGACGATGCCCCCGTGTGGGAGAACTGCACCGACATCCAAAGCGGCAAGGCAAAGGCTTTCGTCCACCACAACTTTACCAACAAGACCGCCGCCAAGGGAGCGGCCTTTAACTACAAGGTGACGATTACCCGGGGCGGCAGCGGCGTCGGCGGCAATATCACCATGATCGGAGGCGTTATCGGATGAGTCTGTACAAGATGGATAAGAGCCTGAAGGAACTCCACAGAAAGCTGGAAGAGGAGCAGAAACTCAGGGAGTTGCCCGGCCTCGTGGCGGAGATCGAGGACGCCCTGTGTGAGCAGGACATGGCATCGGAAGAGCGGCTGGCGGCTATCGAGGACTCGCTGTGCGAACTGGATGCCGCCGTCAACAAGTAAGGAGGTAGCATATGGATAAAATCTGGGCAAACCGGCTCATCGCCGGGACTAAGACGTGGGGTGAGATGCCCGCAAGCCGCCGCCCCAAGGTCAAAGCGGAGCTGGCCAAACGGGTGATGGAGAGCAAGATTACCCCAGAGCAGTACCGGGAGATCACCGGTGAGCCTTACACCGCATAAGAGAGGAGCACGCTTATGATCGAACTTAGCGTATCTCTTGCCTCCAACGGCGCTGCAAAGCTGGCAGGCTATGAGCAGATGCTGCGCTTCGGCTACACCAAAAACCGGGGCGTGTACCGCCTTGCTGTCACTGCTTCCGGCGAGTGGAAGGGGTTGGCCGTACGCTGCTTCTGGCACGTCCCGGGCGGCAAAGACCCGCCCTCCTCTCTGGTGGTGGACGGCTATGTGGACGTGCCTGCCAGCGTGACCGCACAGCCGGGCAACGGCTGCATCACCTTTGAGGGCAGCGACGGCACCAAGACCGTGACCAGCGCTGACCTGCGCTACCGGGTGGCCGCAAACTCCGGCACAGAGGACGGCACAGAGCCGGAACCGGGAACGCCTGCATGGCAGGCTTTTGTGGATGCCGTGAAGGAATCGGCAGCATCTGCGGAACAGTCCAAAACGGAAGCACTGGACGCGGCAGAGCAGGCCGGGGCATCTGCCCAAAAGGCCGAGCAGGCCCTTTCTGACACCATCACCGCCAAAGAGGACGCACTGAAAGCCATCGGTGACAAGCAGACCACCGCCACGCAGGCAGTGGATACGGCCCGGGACAAGGCTCTCCGGCAGGTGGAAGCCTCTACAGAAGCCGCCCAGACCGCCGCCAGTGAAGCCGCCACCAGTGCAGGCAGTGCCAGCCAGAGCGCTCAGGAAGCCGCTGACAGCTTGCAGAAACTCAAGGACGGCATTGCGAACGGAAACTTCAAAGGCGAGAAGGGTGACAAAGGCGACACTGGCCCCATCGGCCCGGTTGGCCCGCAGGGTGAGCGTGGCCCTCAAGGCCCCACAGGCGCTACGGGTGCCACTGGCCCACAGGGCGAAAAAGGTGATACCGGCCCGCAAGGCCCTAAAGGCGAGACCGGCCCTGCCGTAGCGCTGGACACCACTCTCACCCACGAGGGCGAAGCTGCTGACGCAAAAGCCACAGGTGACGCGATCAGCGCAGTCAAGGCACGGCAGAACATTCTTGTGGGCACTGAGACAGGCAATCCTATCGCCGTTGACGATGCTTTCTCTGCGCCCCTGTGCGGCCTGACCGTGTACGGTAAGAGCACGCAGGACGGAACACCAAGTCCGGACAACCCTGTGCCTATCGTGAGCGCTGGTGACGGCGGGACGATTGTATTGACCTTGAGCGATGGAAACGGTAAAACGCAAACTATCACCCTGTCCACCCCTAACGGTTTGCCTGGCATCCCTGTCACGTCAGGCGGCAACTACACTGACCAAAACGGCCAGCAATGGGTGTGCGACGAGGTGGACTTGGAGAGAGGGGTGAAGGTGCAGAGGGTGAACGCTGTAGACTTGTCAACCTGTAGAATTACGGGCAACACTACGCTTGGGGTGACAAAACGACTTGCGATTCGGTTGCCGCTCAAAGGTAAAGATTATACAGCAAAAGCCCTATGCAATAGATTGCCATATTTAGTTTCGTTTACTAACGATACCTTTCACTTTTATGTAGATGTAAACAATGCGCAGGTTTTTATTCCCATTGGCGCTAAAAACCCGGAAGAAGGAGAATACATTTTATTCTACATTCTCGACGCTCCTATCGAAACCCCACTCACCCCTGACGAAATTGCCGCCTACAAAGCCCTCACCTCTTACGCCCCTGACACTGTGGTGCAGGCTGGTGACGGTGCTGGGGTCAAGCTGGGGTATCAGAGGGATGTGAATATCGTCGTCAAAAATCTTGAGGACGCCATTGCATCCATGACTGCTACCTAAAGGAGGTACACATATGGCTATCAAAAGTAAAGCACGGCACGACCTGACCCTGCGCTCCATCAAGCGGGAAATCGCCGCAGGACGCGATGTGGCATATTGGCTGGACAAGGCGTACACCCATCTAGACAACGGTCTGCTGACAGAGGACGACATCGCAGAGGTGGAAGCCCTTGCACAGGCGTACTACGATGCACTGGATGCTGAGGACAAGGCGGACGCCGAGGAAATTACCCAGTAAGGAGGTTAACTAAGGCTTTATCTAATCTTAAAAACAAAAAGGAGTCGCAAAATGCTGCACACCATTCTCAAATTCCTCGTTTCCCTCTTCTCCGCCCTCTCCCGGGCGGAAGATGCTCCTACCTCTGACCCGGTGCCCACTGTGGACACCAAAGCCTCCGCTCCTCCCGGTTGGGAGGGCGAGCCGCCCTATCGGTACATCGACGTGAGCCGGTATCAGGGCAAAATCACCCTCGACGGCTGGCGCAAAGTCAAGGCGGCGGGCTACAAGGGAGCGATGCTCAAGACGGTATCCACCAACAGCAAGCTGAGCAAACGCAAGGACGGGCTGTACGTCGACCCGACATTTGAGACCAACTACCGCAACGCCCGGGCTGCCGGGCTGGACGTGGGGGTCTACTACTACACCTACGCCACCAGCGAGGCGATGGCCGATGCAGAGCTTGCCCTTGTGCGGCAGGCGGTCTACGGCAAAGAGCTTACCATGCCCCTCGCGGTGGACGTGGAGGAAAACAAGCTCAAGCCCATGAGCACCCTCGACCTCACCAACCTCGCCGCCTACGCGCTGGAGCAGGTGGAGAAAATGGGCTTTTACGCCCAGCTGTACACCTACACGGGTTACAGCTATGAGTTGGACATGCAGCGTCTGGCAGGCCGCTGGGACGTCTGGTTGGCCGACTACACGGGCAAGACGCCCAAGGTGGATTACATCTACCACGCCCACCAGCACACCAGCAAGGGCTCTGTGCCGGGCATCTCCGGCAACGTAGACTTGAACGTCACCACCCGCAACTACCCGAAAATCATCGCAAAGAAGGGTCTGACCCGTCTCCGGGAGGGCGCATGAGCGAATCAATCATCGTGGCAATCATCACCGGCGGTCTGAGCTTGATCGGCGTGATCGTCTCCAACAACCGCACCGCTCAGAGCATGGACAAGAGCATGGATGCCAAGCTGGACAAGCAGCAGGCCGTGACCGAAACCAAGCTGGAAGAACTGACCCGCGAAGTGCGGGCGCACAACAACTTTGCCCAGCGCGTGCCAGTGCTGGAAGAACAAATCAAGGTGGCAAACCACCGCATCGAAGATCTCGAAAAAGAGAGAGGAGAGTAACACATGGAAACCATTCTTAACACTATTCTTACCCCGCTGCCCGCATGGCTGGCGATGGTGCTCATTGTTGTGGGCGCTGTTTCGCTTGTGCTGGGGCTTATCCGTCTGGGCTATGGCGCGGCAGTCAAAAATCTGGTGCTCAATCTTATCACTCAGGCGGAGCGGGAGATTCAGGGCACCAAGCGCGGCGCAGAACGCAAGGCGTGGTGTGTCAAAATGTTGCGCCACTATCTGGACAACAGCCGGTGGGGTAAGCTGATCAGCTGGGCCATCACCGAGGAGACCATGAGCAAGGTCATCCAGTTTTTCTTCGACCAGATGCGGAAGGCACTGCAAAAGCAGTAAGGAGGTTATCATGGCAAGCACTACATACGAGCAACCGTCGCGCTATTACTACGACCAGCGCGCATACCCGATTTTGTGGCCCGCAGTGCGTGACCATTTTGCCAACGTCGGCAAAATGGGACATTGCCGTGCCGTGACCGCTCGAGTACGCAACGCCGGACAGCTGCCGCAGCCTTTTTGGCTCGGTGCTGCCCGTGGCGGCGGCTCGTGTAGTGCTGCCACTGTGCCTGCAAGGGCTTGACCGACAGCAGATGACCGCAGCCATCAAAAACGCACCGCTTGGGAGGGTAGACCGCAAGATAGCCTTACTGCGATACGTTGAGCGGCTCCCGCTGCCGGACATTGCAGCACAGACACATTACAGCCGGGCGGCGGTAGGCTACCGGCTGAAAGGCATTGACAACATGCTTTCTTTGTTGTAAAATAATTCCAACGAAATCCACCCGGCCTCTCGAAGAAGCACAACAGGGTGGATATTTGTACAACTGGCCAGTCTCCCGCGCATCCAGCGTGAGACGTAAAAACCCCCGGTGTTCCGTTTGGAGCATCGGGGGTTTTGTTGTTTATTCAATCCCGTATTTGTGCGCATACTCAAGCAATTTCTTTTTTGCCCTTTCGTGGATATCCTTGGTTTTTTCACAAGGGTTTTGAGTGTAATTGTAAAAACTTTCTTCTTCAAGATTAGAAAGAAAATCCAAAACCTTTTGATCAAATAACTCGTTCATAATGGCCCTCCAATATTTTGTTTCCCTTGCTGTGATTATAGTATAGCACTATTTACAGTGTATGTAAATTGACATTTTCGACAATGTTTATAGTGCCGTCTTGTACATATTTGGCATTGTAAACAGTTCTGTTTTGTGTTATACTATGGTAAATGAAACAGGGGGTGTTTTTATGATTTCAGAAAAGAAAAAGGCATCCAATGCCAAATGGGACAAGGAAAACATGACAAGCTTGGCCTGCCGCGTAAAAAAGGACTACGCGGAAAAGTTTAAGGCAGCGTGCGCAGAGGCTGGCACAACTCCGAATGCTGTCTTAAAAGCCGCGGTAGATGAATTTTTGAAGAGATATGACAAGAAAAAGTTAATTGACAATGCAGGGGAAGAGCTTGGCAAGTATTCGCAGCTATTAGGTAATATTGAAATCGAAGCTTTTGACTTGAAATAGCTAAAATTAAGCGATCATGCGGATTTTTCCGTGTGGGCGCTTTTCTTTTTTGTCTTTCGTTTGACGTTCGTTTAACGCACGGATTCGGTAGAAAAGGTACTATGGGCGCAAAGGGAGGGGGAGCGCCATGTGGCACAGGTTCAACCCGAACCCCCAAGGAAACGGCGTGGGGGATTGCACCGTGCGGGCAGTGGCGGCAGCTACAGGCCAAAACTGGGAGCGGGCGTATATCGGACTTGCGCTTACTGGCTTTATCCTCGGTGATATGCCCAGCGCCAACCGCACATGGGGCGCATACCTCCAAAAACGAGGGTTCAAGCGCCGTTTGGTGGAAGCGGACTGCACAACCTGTTACACCGTGGCAGATTTTGCCCAAGAGTACCCGCACGGCGTGTATGTACTGGGCTGCTCCGGGCACGTCCTGACCGTCATCGACGGCGTGTGGTGGGACAGCTGGGACAGCGGCGCAGAATGCCCGATCTACTACTGGTACAAGGAGGAGTAAACGATGCCAATTTATAACGGATACCCGCAAGTGTATTACCCGCAACAGCCGCAAGGGCAGCTTGAGCAGCTGAGGGCAGCACAGTACCAGCCCCAGCCCGTCATGATGCCGACAATGCAGGGGCAGGCCGCACCGACGGACAGCGGCTTTATTTGGGTGCAGGGCGAAGCAGCAGCCCGGGGCTATCTGGTAGCCAACGGGAGCCGGGTTCTCCTACTGGATGCAGACTCCGACACCTTCTACATCAAAGAAGTCGGGCAGGACGGCAGGCCGTTCCCGCTCCGCATCTACGACTACAAGGAGCGTGCCAGTAGCCCCAAAGCGTCGATTGCGACCACGCAAGCCACAGGCGGGGAATATGTCACCCGCAAGGAGTTCGACGCGCTGGCGGCAAAGCTGGCGGCGTTGGAGAAGCAGGAAACACCAGAGCCGGAAAAGGAGAGCTAAACGATGAGCAGCAGCTTGTATAACTCGATGGGCAGACAGACCCAGAACCCTATTGGCGGGCAGTTCCAGCAGTTTATGGGCCAAATGCAGGGCAAGAACCCGCAAGAGATGATAAACCAGATGCTCACCTCCGGGCAGCTCTCACAACAGCAGCTCAACGCCATTCAGCAGCGGGCGCAGCAGATCGCGCCGATGCTCAACGGCATGAAAAATATGTTTGGATTCTGAAATGCGGCCGCATTTAGAATAAATTTAAAAATCTAACGTAAAGGAGTAAAACTATGTCTCTTTCTTCTGATAGCACGGTTCTGACCATGCCGGTACAGCCCGCCAACGGTTACAGCAACGGCTTCAACGGCTGGGGCGGCGACTGGATGGGCTGGATCGTCCTCTTCCTGATTTTTGGCATGTTCGGCTGGGGCGGCATGGGCGGCTTTGGCTGGGGCGGCGGCATGGGCGGCGCTTCGCCTTATATGACCAGCGCTGTCACACAGGCAGATCTGCAGCGTGGCTTCGACAACCAAAGCGTCATGAACAAGCTGAACGGGCTGGAAAGCGGCCTGTGCGACGGCTTCTATGCCATGAACACCGGGATGCTTCAGGGCTTCAACGGCGTGCAGCAGGGCCTGAACGGCGTCACCAACGCCATGCAGCAGGGCTTCAACAGCACCAACGTCGCGCTGATGCAGGGGCAGAATGCTCTGGCTACACAGCTGGCAGACTGCTGCTGCAAGACCCAGACCGCGATTCAGGGCGTCAACTACAATCTGGCCACTCAGGAGTGCGACACCCGGAACCAGATGCAGCAGGGCTTCTGCGCAACGCAGAACACCATGAACAACAACACCCGGGACATCATCGAGAATCAGAACAGCAACACCCGCGCGGTGCTCGACTTCCTGACCAATGATAAGATCGCCACCCTGCAGAGCGAGAACAACGAGCTGCGCCGGGCTGCTTCTCAGGATCGCCAGAGCGCGTTCCTGACCACCGCGATGAACGCGCAGACCAACCAGATCATCGGGACTCTGCAGCAGAAAGCTCCCGTGCCTGCCTATCAGGTGCCCAACCCCAACGCCATTTACTATGGCTGTGGAACCGGCTGCGGCAGCTGCGCATAACCGAATCACGACAGCTTTTTGAGTGGTTGTTTCCAAAATGGAAATGCCCACATCAAAATGTTCAGCCCCTGAGCTGATTTTGCAAACCAGAGCGCCGGGGCAAAAGTCCCGGCGCTTTTCTATGAAAGGAGCCGATAAAATGGCCGAATTTTCTAACTCTAACATCGTCAGCGTGGCGGCGGGTGAAAACCTTCCCCTGACCGAGACCGCGGTGAAAGCCCCTGCCTGCATCATGCACCGTGAGGGCAGCGGCCTCGTGACCCTGCGCGGTCTGACCAATCAATGCAAAGCGCGCTTCAAGGTAAGCTTTGGCGGCAATATTGCCATTCCCACCGGCGGCACTGTTGGACCCATTTCCGTGGCGCTGGCTGTCGGCGGTGAGTCGCTGACCAGCGCGACAGCCATTGTTACTCCGGCGGCAGTCGAAAATTACTTCAATGTTTTCGCGGCCGCTTTCATCGAGGTGCCGCGCGGCTGCTGCGTGACCGTGGCGGCTAAAAACATCAGTACGCAGGCAATCAGCATTGCAAACAGCAATCTGATTGTTGAGCGGGTAGCATAAGAAAGGAGATAAAGTCATGCTGGATAAACTGAATCATCTGAAGGATGAGATGTGCGATGAGCTCATGGAGCTGACCGACAAAAAGAACCGATCCCCGGGCGATGTTGAGATGATCGGCGAGATCGTGGACATCATTTTGGACATCCACCGCATTGAGGATTATTGTGAGGGCGGCGAGTACAGCCGTGCGGGCGAGTGGGAAGCTGACATGCGCGGATCCTTCGGCCGCGATGCCGGAAACGGTTACAACCGGGGCAGCAGCTACGCCAACCGTGGCCGTCACTATGTGCGCGGGCACTACTCCCGCACGGATGGCCGTGAGCGCATGATCTCCGACATCGAGGATATGATGCAGGACGCTACCGGCGCAGAGCGAGACGCTTACAAACGCGCGGCGGACATTCTGCGCAATGCATAAGGGAGGAGGGCGGCAAGTATGGACATCGACGAGATCAACGAGCATATCCGCAAGCTCAAGTGCGAGGAAACCAGCTGGCAGAGTGTCAACAAGCTTGCCGCTCTCTGCACCGTGAGAAATGAGCTGGAAGAAAAGCAAGCACCGGCAGAAATGCAGACTCAAGCGCTGCCTCCCGCGTCGTACCCGGCGGCATACTCCACAAAAGCAAATCCGCAAAGCGAGTTCGTGGAAGCGGCCAGCGCCGCGCCCTTTGGCGGCTTGATGGAAGTGCTTGATGAGCACATGAACGCCATAAAGCTTGCATACCCGAAAGAGTATGAGCTGGTCATGCGGAAGATAACCGCATTGTAAAACGACACAAAATGTGTTATTTTTACATACAGCTAAAACTCGAAAAGCTGAATTTTTAAGTTTGAAAAGCTGAATTTTTAAGTTTAATAAGCTAACATATGACTAACAAATTTGATTTTACTATCGATAAAACGCAAAATTAAACTGATTTGTAATCAGTGGGTTGCAGGTTCAACTCCTGTCACCAGCTCCAAAAA